AAATGCAAATTGAAAGTGCACAAATGTGTTGCACTGCACATTGGGAAACAAATTCTGAAGCACCATATAAGCGTGCTCATAAAAATCATCCATCAACAAAATGGGTTAGAGAATCAATTCAACACTACAGATGGCTTATATCTCATGGTTTAGAAATTTGTAATGAATTTACTAAACGTTATGGTAAACATCATAAAACACAAACTGTACTTGAATGGTGTAGAGACAATGAACCTAATTTACCAGACAATGGTTTTACACCTCCACCACAATGTATGCCTGAGGAATTTAAAATGGAAAACACAATAGAGGCATATAAAAATTTCTATATTAAAGATAAAGTAGGTGTTAAAAAATTAGATTGGAAAAAATTAAATAATAGACCGTTCTGGATTTTCTAATATTTATAATAAACATTATATTTAAATGAGATTAATAGATATATTAAAGGAACTTTATCCAACTGGACATTATAAAGATAGAAAAAAGGAAAGAGTAGATAATATAACTGATATATATGTTCCTAAAGAAGCATTAGGAAATTTTACTTTAAATGAGATTAAAGAACCATTAATTAAATATATTCAAGAAATTATTAATAAAAAATTAGTAGGTCTTGAATCTTTAGACATGCCTTTATCTAAAACATATAGAATAGGCTATAAATTTTTCATCCCAGTAATTGAAAGTAATGGTAAAAAATATCCTGTTACAATAACAACATTAAAAGGAACAGGAACATATTATTATATTATAGTAAAAAATGATAGTTTAATTACTATAATTATATCTGATGCTGAAGATTTTGAAAAAGAAGTTAAAGATCATTCTAAAAGAAATTATGAAGGTGAACCAATTAAAATTTTAGATATTCCTGGAGCTGTTTATCCTATTGATTTAAATAAAATAATGGGTATTGAAGGTCCTAGAAGAGAAAAATTATCTATAGAAAATGAACCATATACTATAAGAACAGATTATAGAAAAGGTGCTGATTTTGAACATGAAAAATATGGTAAAGGTAAAATAGTAAATACTTCTAACGGAACATCAGGTAAAGGTGATGCTAATGGTAAATTAGATTGGGTAGAAGTTGATTTTGGAAAACCTTTCTTATCTGGCGGTAAACTCCAGACTGTTAGAAGAATACCTAATATTTATACAAAAACATATTTCGATTATCCTTTAGAATAAATTATATGACAGACGTAAAATCATGGCTTCAATCAAGAACGATTTGGGCAACATTATTAACATTAGCTCCATTTTTAACCCAAATGTTAGGGTTTGATATGAATGCTACATTAGCAGATATTTTAACAATTGTAGGTGCTGGAGCAGCTATTTATTTTAGAATTACAGCTAGTAAAAAATTAAACTAATTTATAGATCGATTCATAGCCGATCGCTTAATTAAAAATTATGGAGCTGTGGCCCACCTAAAAAAGGTGGGCCTCTCTATTTGGCTAACAAAATAAAAAATCTTATATTAATAATATGAAAAAAATAGTAATTGTAGGTGCAGGTGTAGCAGGTATTAATGCTGCTACTAAATTAGTAGATAATGGATATCCGGGTGAACTTATTACCATTATAGATAAAGGAAACGATCCACATAATCGTTTACCTGAAGAAGTAATGACAGGTATGTTAGGTGCTGGAGGATGGAGTGATGGTAAATTAACATATCACACAGCAATTGGAGGTGTATTAAGTAAATATTGTGGTGAGGATAAAGCAATGGAATTAATGGATCAAGTTATTACTAACTTTAGACGTTTCCATCCTAAACCAGAAGAAATATTTTGTTCTGATCCACAAGAAGAACCTGAATTTATTAAACCATACTTTGGTTTACGTTTATTTCCTGTATGGCATATTGGTTCAAACTATTTACATGAGATTGCTAAAACATGGTATCAATATTTAGTTGATAAAGGTGTTAATTTTATATGGAATTGTGAAGTTAATGCTATTGATTTTGAAAACGATAGAGTATTAGCTAAATCAACAAATAGTGAATTACATTATGAAAGAAGATATGATGAACTTATATTTGCAGTAGGAAAATCAGGTATCGACTTTGCACAATCACTATCAAATGAATATAAATTACCAACTGAACCTAAATCAGTGCAAATTGGAGTCCGTTTTGAAGCACCACAAAAATATTTCCAGAAATTAATTGATGTAAGTTATGATTTCAAATTATATAAGAAATTTGATAATGTATCATTACGTTCGTTTTGTACAAACAACAACGCAGCATATGTAGCAGTTGAAGAAACATATGGAGATGTTACTTATAATGGTCATGCTAAAAAAGGTGAACAATATCGTAATGATATGACTAACTTTGGTATTTTAATGGAAATTAAAGGTATTGAAGATCCATTTACATGGAGTAGAGATGCTGTTAAAAAATTACAAATCGATGGTACTGGTACTTATTTTTCACCTAATCGTACCCGTAAACCTGCTTTAACATCTGAAGGAAATACAGTATCTGCAATTCAAGTAGATACAATGGAACCTTTATTTGAAGCATTAGGTGAAGAATATGCTCAATATATTGAAGACTTTATTACAGAAATGCAAATTGTGTTTCCTGAAATGGGAGATGATTGGGGAATTTATATGCCTGAAGTAAAATATTTAAGTCCAGAACCATTAGTTGACTATACCAATTTAGCTTTAGTTAATTATCCAAATGTACATTTCGTAGGTGATGCATTGAGTGCTCGTGGTATCACAGTAAGTGGAGCACAAGGAATTTATGTTGCTGAGTCATTACTTTCTTAATATTTATTAATATTTATAACAAAATATTATTTAAATGGCAAATAAACTAGTTAACATAATCCGAAATCTTGTTAAAGAAGAATTAAGTGAGATGGCAAGACCATCTTTTTCACTAAAAGTATTAGATAAAGATAAAGCCGAAAGACTTAAGAAACTAAACTCAGGACATTGGTCATCAAAATTGATCGACTTAATTATATCATCAGAAGAAGGTATTACTCGTAATGAATTGGCTAATGAATTAGGAGTAGCAGCTATTAAACTTAATGATGAAATTAAAGCACTTCAAGATAGTGGAGTTATATCTAGAGGTACTCCTGAAAAAGAACTAACATCAACTGAACCAGGTCAAAGAGGTAGAAAAACAAGTGATACTAGTAGAGAAGGTATTGTTAGAACATTATTCCAAAAATTTGCTGATAATCCTGATTTTGAACCTACAGAAGATGATTTAACATATTCCCTTCCTAAAGGTCTTGGTACTGAAAAATTAGCGCCTGAACTATTAGCTAAAGTAAAAAATAAAGCTTTAGGTTTAACTAAACGAGGAAGACCAAAAACTCAAGCTGAGTCATTACAAGAAATGTATTTACGTTTACAAAGAAAGAAATAATGGCTAAGATTGTACTTTTAAGTTGTACTAAATCTAAACTGAAGCATAAAGCTCCCGCACAGGAGCTTTACTCAGCTTCTCCTATGTTTAAAAAAACATTAGAATACGGTAAATCACTTCAACCTGATAAAATGTTTATTTTATCTGCTAAACATCATTTAGTTCCTTTAAACAAAGAATTAGAACCTTATGATAAAACACTTAAGGAAATGCCCGCTGATGAAAAAGAACAATGGGGTGAAGAAACAGTAAAACAAATGAAATCTCATGGTATAAATCTAGATAAAGATAAATTTATACTTTTGACTGGTAGTGAATATATGAAACCATTAACTAAATATATCCCTGAATCTAATATAGAAAAACCTATGGAAGGTAAAAGAATGGGAGAACGTTTAAAATGGCTAAATAGTCAAATCCAAAAATTACAAGAATTATTTAACAAAGTAAAAAATATGATCTATGAGTGCTTATCTAAATAATTTAATAGAGTTATATCTTAATGATCTGTCAGACTACGATAATACTAATTTATTATTGGCTGAATCTGCTTTAAAACCTATGCGTCAACTTATAACAGAAGGTAAAAAAGATCAAAATCAAATTATAATTGAGACACTTAAAAAAGCAACTCCTGAGCATAAACCTATTATAGAGGATTTTTTACTTTATGTAAGGGAGGTATAAGATGGCTGGATATAGTAAATGGGCGGTAAGCGAAATAGCTAAATACACAGTTGTTAATAATTCTATAAATGCTCAAATATCAATCTCAGCTAGTAATGCTTCATCTAGCGCATACGCATTAAGTAGTTCATACGCTTTAACAGCAAGTTATGCTATGAATGGTGGAGGAGGAGGTACAACTACAGGCTCATTCACAGGCTCATTCACAGGTAGTTTATTAGGAACAGCTTCATACGCTTTAACAGCAAGTTATGCTATGAATGGTGGAGAAAGTATAAATACATCTTCTTTTGTCACAACCTCCTCATTTAATACTTTTACAGGATCATATAATACAGGCTCATTCACAGGCTCATTCACAGGTAGTTTATTAGGAACTGCAAGTTGGGCAACAAAAGCAAGTAGTGCCGCTGCCTTAGATCTTTATTCTTTTACTGTCGCTTCAAGTAGTTATTTACTCTTTTCAAATACAATAGCTGCCACAGGAGTAATTGTAGGAGGAGATAATGATTTACGATACAACTCTAGTACAAATACATTAACAGCTGTTAATATTTCCGCAACAAATTTGACAGGTTCCTTACTTGGAACAGCTAGTTGGGCTATAAATGCTTTGACAGCATCCTTTGCTCCTAACTATGTTTTAAATAGTACTACTTCAAGCTTTATAACAAATTCTCAAACAAGTTCATTTGTAACAACTTCTTCATTTAACTCATTTACAAGTTCTATAAATGAAGCTACAGGTTCATTTATAACAACAGGAAGTAGTGGCGGTACTCAAACAATCAGTGGAAGTTTAATTATTAACCAAAATTTAACAGTTTTAGGTTCTGCTTCAATTACAAATATATCTCAATCAACATTAAACATTGGCACTAACTTAATAACAGTTAATACAAATACCCCAGGTATTAGATTTGGTGGATTAGCGGTAATTGATTCAGGTTCATCACCACAAAGATCAGGTTCGATATTATTTGATTCAACAAACAATCAATGGATATTTGTACATCAAAATGTGGGGGATAATATCACAAGCTCTGTATTTATTCAAGGTCCACAAACTTTTAACAATGTAGGTAATGAAGCTACTTTAACAACTAATAGAATACCAAAAGCTGTTGGGGGTGATTTAGGTGAACATATTGGTGATTCTAATATAACAGATGATGGTACTAAAGTATTAATAAATAGTGATACAAATATTACTGGTTCACTCACTGTAACAATCGGTATAACTGGTAGTTTATTAGGTACTGCTTCATATGTTCAAAATGCTCAAACTGCTTCATTTGTAACAACTGCTCAAACAGCAAGTTATGTTTTGCAAGCAGTTAGTAGTAGTTTAGCTTCAACTGCTTCATATGTTATAACAGCACAAACAGCAAGTTTTGTAAATACAGCTCAAACAGCTTCATATATTAATCCATTAAATCAAAATGTAATTATAACTGGATCACTTGTAGTGAGTGGATCAGGAACTACTATTGAATTATATGGTGATAAAATAATAGCAGGTGCCGTTGGTGGTGATGAAGGTGGTGAAATTTTACTAGGTAAACCAACAACAAGTTCATCACTTACAGGTAGTGGTATTACTATTGATTCATATCAAAATCGTCTTAGATTTTTTGAACAAGGTGGCTCTGCTCGAGGTGGATTTTTAGATATAACAACATTAGGAGCAGGCGCAAGTACTAATTTACAAAAATCTAGTAATTATTTTTATGATGCTTATTTAATAAATACTCAAACAACAGCGGCCGGTGTTGATACTACTATTAATAATATATCATTAGTAACTAAAGCTAATGAAGCATGGAGTTTTGAATTTGTAACAATAGGACAATGTAGTGGTACAGGTGGTGTAAGATTTACAGTAGTATACTCAGCAACACCAGTTTCATCTTCAGTTACATATTGGGGTAATAGTACACAAGTAGGTAATATGTCTAGTGCAACAACAATATTAACTACCCCAGCTCAATCGGGAACTTTATGGGCGACAGCAACTCCTATTGATGTACAAGCTACTATTAGAGCAAGTTTTGTTAATGGAGCAAATGCAAACACAGTAACAATAAAAGTACAACCTGTTAATGGAGCTCAAACAGCAACAATAAGAGCAATGGCTTATTTAACAGCAAGAAGAATATCATAAATAATTAAATTATATGACATATACATCAACAGATATATATAATATCCATATTAATACACCCTCAGTAAATGAGCCATTTATGCTTTATTATGCTGTACGAAATATAGATAATAGCATAAGTTTAATGGATCAAGAATTTACTTCAAAAAATAAAGAATATTGTTTATCATTATTAAATAATATTATGAATTTACCAAATTTTATAGGTTTTCCATTCCCATGTGTTAATTTTATAATTACATAAAATAGATTCAAAAAACTTGGCTTACTAAATTATTTTTCTTATATTTAATTATAAAATAAAATAAAAGTTATGAGTAATCAAAATCCTGTAAAACGATATA